AAAAAGATTAATGTTGAAAAACTAAAACAATATTTAAAACGACAAGAAAAAGATGGCAAATACGATAAACTGGGGAGATGCATACAGCAAGAGTTATTGGGGGATTGCAACCTCAACAATTGATTGGGGAGGAGATTATCAGATAGAGTACTTGACTTCTGATTTAAACAGAAGAGTGCAGATATACGAGAATAACGAAATGACTATACAACTATTAGAGAATATACAATGAGTTTACTACAAAAAGCAT